AGCATTTACATACGTAATAAAGAAGTCTGGAACGTATATTGTAAATTTACCACTAAGTGGGTTTCTGTATGGAATTTTTACTGCTTCACTGGCCCAATTAGATACACTAGCATGTTCATCGCAGAATCGCATAAATGCAAATTCCCAACTTGATCTATATGTTGGGACTTTTGTACCAATATACTTTGCTGGGTTCTTTAAAGAATACTTCCCCTGTGCAAATCTGGCCATAGGTTATACCAGTATGTTTCTACGTTCTGTCTTATCTGTTGAAGTTGACAATGTTGAGTATCCTATAGAACTAGATCTATCTCTGTTGTAGTTTAGTATCTCTGCAACTACATTACTAAGTTGGGCTTCTTTTAATCCCTGTAATGTATCTAATAATTTAAAAACAGGAATTTCATCTAACTTTGCTTGAGATAAAAGCACAGTAGAAACTGCTCTAGCAGCTTCGGTACTAAATCCTCTTTTTTCAAAATATCCTAATACTGCATTAACGTCATTAGTTGGAAAACTTAACGACTTAGTGTAATACTTGTCAAAAAATTGAGTAATTTTTTTATCACTATTGTTAGCGGTATTAGTTGCTGGTAAACTTGATGTCATATTATGTTCCTGTTACTTGTGCATTTAATGCTGCTCGATCAGCAGTACCTAATTGATCAAAATTTTCAACTGAAGCGTTTACGCCACCGGCGTTTCCAGTTGCTTGGAATTTTGCTGCATGCGCTTGTCTTGCGGCTGCTTCAATAGCGGCCGCATTGCCTCCATTGGCCGTTGCTGAAAACGCTTTACTAAGAGAGCTTAACCCTACAATTGCAGCTGTAGCTATTGCTAGATCCTTGCCGCCACCAGAGCCTCCATTCTTAGGAAAAAACGTTTGAGCCACTCCGCTTACGTCAATGCCAGCTGCAGCACCAATTGCCCCAGTAAGAACATTAAACCCTTCTTGACGTATACCTTCGGATGATAAGTTTCTAACATTTGCTATTAATCCAGCAGCTGCTAATCCAGCTTGTAACGGATTATCAAATCCAGTTCCTTGAGTAATAAAGCCAAATAAATTAGAAGCTGTTCCAAGTATTCCGCCAATGCCGCCACCATTAAGCATACTAGGCGTAGTATCGTAATGTGACTGGTCGCCAAATCCTTTAGGACTGCCGGAACCGCCTGCTTCTACGTTTCCTCTATCATAAAAAACTGACTCGTACATTACAGTAATTGTGTTTACCATAGTAGTTGTACCGTCGGCTGAATCAACAGTATCATGTTGCCAATCAGTAATAATAGGATTAACTAATGTGTATGTTGTATAGGCTTTTCTAGCCATTTGTGATATTTGAATATTTTGGAAAAACGGAACTGTTTGTCCGTTATCTAAACCGTAACTAAATTGATTTCGTCCTGCTCCTTTATATGTATTATCGCCTGCACCTGCTTTATTATATGCTCCAGGTATTTTTCCATAATTACCATCTGAAAAGTTATACCTATAATATGCTTCTAGTAACGCTGTAGTAACACCATAATTGTCATCATGGAATGTAATAGTTACTGGGTTATATTTAATCGCTGTTTGTACATTCTTTTTTCGATTATATTTGTTTTTTGTTTCAATATCGGCACTGAACTTCGGAAGTTCTGCACTTTTAACAAGCATGCCAATTTCTAATTCATGTCTGCTTTTTAAGTCAGGTAATACACTAGACGCTGCTGGATCCATTTGGAAAAAACAGTGGTACAGAAATTTTGTATGTGGGGCTAGTTTTAAATTTTCTGTTACAAATAGTCTACTAGCATGAGCATAGTCACCTAAGTTTCCCTTAGGGCTTAGTGCTGCACCTGCCGCGCTATCTAAAAATCCAGTAAATGATGCCATTACGGTTCTCCTTACTAATATTTATCTTTTTAAATTAAGTGGGTAGATAATTCAGCCATAAAAAAAGGAGCTATAAAAGCTCCTTTTAGTATATACTATTTTATGGCTTATACGCCACCACCTGTAATAAGTGTATTTACTGTACGTCCAATTGCTGTACCAATACCAGTACCTTGCGGTGATTGTATTGCATTATCATATTGAATTTCAAGTGTTACTCTCATAGGCTCGTTGTTTGCATATGCTAATTCGTTATAGTTAGCGTTGGTTACAAAACAGCCGTAAAGTTCAAACGTTTCTAATACGTTTGGTGTGTTAGCGCCGTTACCACCGTCTAAGATCTCAATTCGTGTTGTGAATTTATAATCTTGTCCTGATGCTGCACTTGACTGTTCGAAGAAGTCAAATTGCTTTTGCAATTGCTCGCCCACTAATTTCTGTACGTTGTTATTAACATCTTCACGTAAGTTTAGTGTAATTGGACTCCAAGTGTGCTTTCCTGCTAGATATGCTTTAGAATTATAAACCGGAATTTCAATTGGTTCAAAAGCAACTGTTGGCCTTGTTACGTCTACCACCTGTTTGGTTAATTCTGTAGTAGGTGTAGTTACACCAAAATTTTCTAACGACACTCTAAATCGATATTGCAGTTTCGGCATTAACAAGCCCTGATTGCTTGCGGAATCTCCACTTGCTAACGGGACTGTAATTTTTGATAGCGTTGATATAGACATTTAGTTTGCTCCTGTTGTAATTATATTTATCATATTAGAGTCCTGCAATTTCACCAGTGTTTTTCAAGCGTAGCGGAATGTAAATAAATTCAACTGCTTTCACTGGTTCAATAGCTATATCTAAGTAAAGTTCATTACGGTCAATTCTACTTGGTGTATTATTTGATTCATCACAAACTACTAAGAAGTCATATAGTGCTCGTTGTCCTACTAATTCAAGTAGTAAGCTCTCTGCTGCTCCTTTAATCTCGTCTCTTGTAATCTTGTCATTTGGCTCAAAGATATAAGGTTTAGCTAGTTTACTAAGTTGACTACGTAAGTGAATAACTAAACGTGCAACGTTAATTCTATCTAATGCACTAGTACCTTTTGCACGAGTTTTTTGACCGTATGCAACTAATCCTGCGCCTGTAATAAACGTTATTGGGTTAATGCTCTGTGCATATAACACATCGCGTTGTCCTTCATTTAACGATACTACATTAAACTCGCCTTCTGCATCAACATATCCTGTTGAAGTTGCATTAGTAATTCCGCCTCGTCTAATTCCTGCTGGTGCAAACCATGGATAGCTAACTTGATCGCTTAGTGCCATTGTTCTCAACATCATATGACTTGGAGGAACAGCAATGTTTGAACCTGCGTTATCGCTTGAGAATCCCCATGGATAAAACATTCCAAAATATTCATCTCTTGTTACAAGCCCATCAGCATTATCTTCAGGTGCTAATGCAGTGTTAGTTCCCCATGCTTGAAGGTCTGTTGAACTTGCTTTTAGTGTTGCAGGACTGTCACCTACAATAAATGCACTTAGGCCTCTATCATAGTTTAATGTAACCATTTCTCCAATTAATTCTGGATACCCTGGTGTTGCCATTAAGTTAAACAATCTTGATTCGTCATCTCTAATAGCTTCATTTGAATTAACTAATGATTGTAATGCTTGTACAACAACTTTACGCTGCGCCTTAGCACCAAAGCTGCCTGACCCATCTGCTTGGTTTCCTGATTCTGTAACCCAACGGTGTGCGTAATATAGTTCCATTGACGCATCGCCCATTCTAGCATTATCACCATTTACATTAACCCAATTACGTTCAAAACGCTTAACATTAAATCCGCTTCTACGTAAGTTCCAAAGCAACATACCTTTTGGATATAGTGCTGGATCTGGTGCATCTGCGTCTAAAAAGTTACTTGATAGTAAGTCAATGATATCACTTTGAATTGAAAGTGTGCCGTTAATTGCCCAACGTGCATCGTCAAATAGTACACCATTTTCTGTAGTTTGATCTGAAGCATCACGCAATTCCCATCTATTAGCAATTGGTGTGTTTAGCTTGTTTGCATTAAACACATAAATTTGTGGATAAACTGAAATAGTAGCTGTACTAATCCATATATCTCCCTGTTTAAGTGCAGTGCCATCGCTTTGTAGTACTGGTGTTGATGCTGCAACTATTGGACCATTTGGATCTGTTTGTTGTGCTGCATCTGCATTATAATATGGACTAGTTGAGTCTAAATATCCAACCCACGTAGTACCGTTATGTATCATCATATCTACTTCGTCAACAACTGAACTATACCAAAGTGTCTTAGCAGCTGTTAATGCAGTTACTTCATTTGGACTAGCAGTATAAGTTAATGCTTTCCATTGACTTGCTTGTAATTGTTTTGGATTTGTAGCAGAACTTGTACCTGATACATAATATAAATTTGGTGTACCACTTGTAGAACTAACAAAAGCAGTTAAGCCTATTTCTGTTAATAATCCACTAGTGTCAACAAAGCGTATATCACCAAACTCTGAATGTGAAATAGTAACTTTATTTTGACTATCAACATCAGCTGTAACATTTTCAATATTTGCACTTGTAATCGCTGCTGCAATTGTGTCTGCATCAGTAATTGTACCGTTAGTAATTGCTGTTACTGTAATTGCTGTGTTAAAAGCTGCTTGTCCGTTATCTGTTGAAGCAACTGTAAACGTCTTAGTTCCTGCAGAAGCACTTCCAGCAATAATTTTACTACTTGTTACAGTAGTAATGGATGCTGCATTTCTTCTAAATATCTTATATGTACCTAATGGTTGAGCATCTCCTGCTACGTTAGTTTGTACATATAAATCACCAGCTGCAAGATTTGCTCCGCCGCCAGCTAAGTCTAA